AGGCGAACGTCAGATCGATGTTTCCGGATGCCGGAATCGTCCCGGCTTCGGTGCAGAGATAGATATTGCCGCTAACGTCTTGCGCGCGGGCGCCGACCGGTATGGGGGTTCCAGTTAGGCCTGCGCAGGTCGCAACAACTGAAGTCGGCTCGGCGGGATTGCGCTCGATGAAATAGATTCGGCCGATAGCGTCCTGCATCCGCCCGGAAGCAAATGCGGGATCAACATCATTGGAAAGCGCCAGGAATTGGTCATTCTTGTCGCCAATGATTGCCGTAAGCGATGTAGCTAATTGACCTTGAGGCGTCGTCAGGTTCGGCGTGCCATCAGCGTTCGTGATGACCAGACCACTACCAAATGCGGCCTGTTGATCTTCCTGTACGCCAGCAAGAATGGCCGACTCTGCGGGCGCGGTGAAGCCATTCGGCCCAAGGACGGGGCTCGGCACATTTGTTGACATGGGAGAGGACGCAAAAAAGCCCGCGCGCGGCGGGCTTGGTTATTTCAAAGTGGCCGAGTTAGAAGCTGGCCGCCGAGACGTTGCCGGCAGTGTCCGTTACCTGGATTTGGCCCTGTAGTTGACGATTCACGACGCCCGTGATGAACACTTGTGCACTCACAACCCCCGCAACCGTCTCTGCGGCAGTAACAAGGTCAGCTTTTACGATGGATAGGGCGGGGAAATGACCCAGAATGTCTTGCCAGTATGGGACGCCAGTTGCTTGGTTGTACCAAACCTCACCGAGGAACGTCCGGCATGCTGTCGCGGCGTTTTGAGCCAGCGCATAGGGATCGGAGGCGACGGCAATGTTGCCGGATGCATCTACTGTCAAGTCCCACGTGGTCGGGTCAAGATACAAGCTGGTAGCCATAATCAATTCGGAGGGTTCGTGTTGCTGCCTGCGCCGTTCTCATGGTGGGTGTGCGTGCTATCAATCGCCTTGCCGTTCGATGTGATCGACCCAACGAATTGCACTGCACCCGTGATGAGCGATGCAACGCCGCTTGTGACGCTGCCGGTCATACCAGCCAGCCACGACAACAGGCCTTGAATAATCACGGCACCGCTGAAGTTGGATTGTGGCGAATTAACCGTGAAGGATGTCGATGCATTGGCTACGATTTTCGGCGCTGTCAGGCTGATCTGGGTCGGCGACACCACGGCAACGCCAGAGCTCGAGAACGCAATGTATTGGCTCGGCGTCCCATTCATCATGCCGCCGAAATAGCATGCATCCGCCATATCGAACATCCGCTTGCTGCCGGGATTGGCCGGCCCCTTGTTCGCGATCACACTCGAGATATCCCGGTCCGCGAATCCGGCCCACCCAATGTCGCCCACCTGCGGATCGATGATGACCGCGTTGGCGCCGCCCTGAAGCCGGAAGTAGGGGCAGTGATAAATCGTCCCGTGCGGCTCCGCATTGCCTGCGCCATCCGTCTGATTGACGAGCGGGAGGATGTCGACGAAGCCAACCGGAGAAATCCCACCGTTGTTCGTGACGCCCATCACCTTGACGAGCTGCATCGTGCGCACACGCGCCAGGATCGACCAGACCAGGAACGACTGGGCATTGAAGTCCGAGCCGGCCGAATTCGGGGTCTGCTGCCCGTTGTATCCGTTATTGCTGAGCATTGAACGGAGACCCCGAAAATGACGTTTCCCACAGTCCGTTCGGCGTCTCGCTTTCGAGATCGTGCGCGATGCCGAACATCACGAATGTGCCATTGGCGAAAGGCAGGCTGCTTTGCACCTGGCAGTTACCACCGATTCTTAGTTGCGGGTTGAACAGCGTCTTGACTGCAATGCTGCCGCCCAAACCGGCATTCGACGGGTATCCGATCATGCCTGTGCCCGGAGAGATGAGCGGGATTGAACCGCCGCGGCTGCCGCCCTTCGGCCAGATTGCGCACGTACCGTTATCGAGCGTCCAGTTGATGTTGGCGGCGCTTGCGCAAGCCTCCAACTGCTGCTTTGGCGAGCCGGAGAAGTAGGGCGTCGAGAGCTTGGCCGTTACCCCGTTATTCTCGAATGCATAACCGTTCTGCACGGCGAGGTTCTGCATGATGGTCGCCACGTCCGCCACGCCAGGAAAGCTCAGCGCCACCGTGGTTTTGACCGCCTCGAACAGACCCGCATGCGCCGTCACGTGTAGGGTCGAGTCCGGCGCCCCACTCATGTCCACCGTCGCCAGGGAAACCTGCCCCTGGAAGATCGTGCTCATGCCGGCGATGGCGTCGCCCGCCTCGATTACCATCTGATAAAAGCGCGTCGTCACCTGTCCGTTGTTGATCCGGCTCACGGTCGATAGCTGATTCATCAGCGACGGCGTGAGGCCATGCACGATCACGGATGCCTCGCCCATCGAAGGCGCCCCGGCACTAGCGATGGTGGCCTGAATGCGCAGGCCCGTGACGCTCACCTGGTCGAAATTTCCCTCGGTGAAGTTGTACTGGACGCCGCTCGTGTCCTGACCCAGCCTGAACGTCAGATTGATTGCGCGCTTAACGAAGCTCATCCTAAGCCGCCTAGGTCCGGTTGCTCGATGTAGCAGAATACGTAGCGCGTGCCCAGACCAGGGCTGGACGGGTCCAAGCCGGTGCTAGGCAGCGTGAAGGTGCCCTGCGTGTCGACAAAGCACAGATCCCCCACGAAGCCGAGGTAGAGGCTGCGCACGATGCGATTCAGGTTCTGGCAGATGACGCCACCGATGAGCAGCGACCCGTTCACAAAGAGATCGCAGTAAAAGCCCGTGCTTTTCTGATAGAGATTGATTTTGCAGTTTTGCCCCGCCAACTGAACGCTTAGCGTCTGCGAGAAAGTGTCGGAAATCGGGATGATCTGCATGAATGTTTGCCCCACCAACCACAATGGAGTAGTTATGTTTCGCTATCTGGTAGCAGTTTCTTTTGCGTTTTCACTGTCGGCGCATGCCGATGGAATCCCGCTCTCCAAGCAACAGGAGTGCGGGCAAAAGGCATGGCTGTTCAGCATGGCTGCGCAGTATCGCGACTCCCGCCTTTCGCCGCAGGAATTCCTGAAATACGTCCAGCACAATCACCCGAACCCGCTCATGCTGGACAGCGCCTATATCAAGAAAGCGACAAACGCCGTTTATTTCGATGAGCGATTTGCGGACTTGAGTTCGGACGTTCTCTACCAGTCCATTGCGGAGGCATGCTCGAACCCCGTAGCGCAGTACCAGCCTATCCAGTAGCCTCACTGGAAATTCACGGTGTTGGGGCCGAACAGCGTTGACATGCCGCCTGTTGGGGCCTGCGTCTGCACGGAACCGCCCTGCTGAGAATCGGCCCCGCTAGGTGCCGCAGTATTGGTGAAAGCCGGAGAGGGTGCGATGCGGATTTCCTGGAGCGCTATATCCACTGTCAGCAGCCCGACGCCATTGGTGGAGGTTCGCCGATAGTCGTAGTGCGTGATGTTCGCGTTCCGATATATTTTGGTCGGCGTGACAACATCAACCAGCACCGTCGAAGCGGCCAGCGCATTGATCGTATCGAGAAACTGCGCGCGGGCCGCCTCCGTCCCGCCTTTGGTCATCCTGATATGCGCATCGTAGGGCGTGGCGACCTTGTTATAGCTCTGAAATGCCCCCTGCTCCTGAGGGGCGTTCGATATCTGCCAGTCGCGCTTGAACTCGACGTCAACCACGGAATCAGGAAAGACCTGAAACACGCCGTTGATCCCGATGCCCCACTTCGGCCCCGCAAACAGACCGAGGATGAGCTGCGCATCGGCGACGACCAGTGAGACCGTGTTCGTGATGTTGGCGACTTTGCCGAGCAGCGCCGGGATTCCGTTTGCCATCAGCTAAGCCCTGTGTTTGCCTGAGTCGTGAAAGCGTACTGCTTCACCGCTGGCCCGATGTCCTTGGCGATGCCCTTCGCATCAGTCGCCTGTGTCTGCACGTTGATCTGCGCAATCTTCACGTCACTGGTGCTGGTATTCCCGGCGCCGACATTGTTGCGTGCCATGATCGCGTTGAGCTTCGCCCCGTATTGCGGGTCAGTCGCATATTTTCCCGTCAGTGCGTTTGCAAAAGCCGCAGGGTCATTTTCATGCGTTCTGGCCGACGCATAAGCGCTGCCCGTCGCCAGGAGTTTGGCGTGCGAATCGAAAGCATCAGCCAGCGAATCGAACTTGGCGAACCGCTGCGTGACGCGCTCCATCTTGCCGTTGATGAACTCGTTGGTCTGAGCCTCAACATAGGGCTGACCGGCCCTGGCCTTGATGCCGAACGGATTGTTGCTACCCGCCGGCATATGCGCGCCGTTTCCGCTCTCGAGCGCGAACTGAGCCATCGTCACCGCAGCCGGGATGCCGTACTTCGATTCCGAAGACTTGGCTGCTTGCATGGCTTCGGCGAGAACCGATGTGCCACCAGACGGCTTGGACGGACTGGCCGGCGCACCGTCCGTTGGCGGAGCAGCGGCAGGTTCTGCGTCATGCTTGCCCGTGATCGCATTCCAGACGGCCTTAGCCCGACCCTTGACCCAGTCGAAGGCAACCGAGAATGCTGTTTTGAACGCAGTCAGAATGGCCGGCCCAAGATTCTTGATCAGGCCAACCCAGTCGGTGAAGTACTGGCCGAGATCGCCGATAAGGGCGGACCATGCCTTGCGGATGTCGTCACCGTTGCCGGTAAAGAGCGACACGACCAGCTTGAGCAGATCCTCGACGCCAGATACCCAGTCGGTGAAGACTGCCTTGAGCGATGCGAAGACCGGCGTCACAACGCCCGAGATCGCATTCCACTTGTCCGCAAAGAACTGCCAGAACCCGCCGAATGCAGACTGACCGCCGTCGATCCAGGTTTTCCAGTCGTCGTAAAGCACGGCAACAGCGGCAACGGCAACGCCGATACCCGCAGCCAATGCTGCGATACCAGCTATAGGCGCCGCTAGTGCAACGGCAAACGCCGCTGCGGTGGCAGCCAGGCCGATGAACATGGCTTCGACCATGGGCCGGTGCGTCGCCGCCCACTCCGACACCCGGAGAAGCGCATCAGCAAGCGACTGAATGTACGGCGACAAAGACGTCAGGATCTTTCGCCCAAGATCGGTCGAGGACTGCCCGAGTGAGCGCCACGCCGCCTGCAATTGCTGGGCAGACTTCGCATCGGCCTCATTCGTGACGCCGATCTTTTCCTGCTCAGCCAGCAACGCCTGCACAGCCTGACGACCTTGCATTAGCACGTTCACGGTGCCTTCGTCAAAGCCCATGCCGGCGCCAAGTGCCTGAGCGCGGGCTGCATCCATGCCCTTGAACGCATCCGACGCCATCAGCAGGCGTTCGCTCGATGTCGTGGCCTTGTCGAAATACTTCGACACGTTGATGCCGGCCATCGCCAGGCTTTGCAGAACCTGCGCACCCGGCGTGCCGGTGATGGATATCTGCGCCATCTGCTGTGCCATCGCCTTCAGCGAGCCCGTGATGCCGGCCGACGAACCACCCGCACGTTCCGCTACGCCCTGCCACGCAGAGAGGGTTTCGGTCGACATGCCGATGTTCTTCGCCATGCGGCCCACTGCGGCATCACTTGCCACAACGTCCGAGACGAATGACGACAGCCCCTTGCCGGCCGTGAAGACCGCAAGTAGGCCGATGACCTGGTTCTTAATCTGGCCGAAGAACTCGCCGGCTTGTTTGCCGCGGGCCTCCATATTCTTGGCGGTTGTGTCGGCATCGTCGCTCGTCTTCTTCATCGCCGCCGAGGCGTCCTTCTGCCCTTTTTGAAAGCCGGAGGCGTCAAGACCAAGCGAGACCACAAGGGCGTCAATTACGGTGCTCATGGTTCCTCGCTCTTTTGCGCAATCTGTTTGTTGTAGGCGTCAACGGTGATGATCTCCAGGAGGTCGTAGATATCCTCCATGCCCAGAACCGTTTCGATTTCAGCCATCGTTGCAAGACGCGCCGATATGACGGCACCTATCGTGCGCGGGACGTTCACATATTCTGCGTAGGCGCGTCCGTCGTCAGCGAAGTGGCTTAGTTTCAGCCGACGACGGCTGTAAAAAAATTTGTATGCAGGAAGAACAGCTCTTTGCGCAGACGCAGACGCGTCGAGATTTCCTCGATGTCGTCCTCGATCAACGGTCCAACGCCACCATGGCCGCGCTTGATGGCGGGACGCGCCGGATCGGGAACGAACGAGACCATGGCGAACATCTCGTCGAGCAGCGGCTCCGCATCCTCAAAGCTGAGGCCCGAGAATGCCTTGATGCCCATGGCAGCAACGCCAGCCAGGCCGGCGCTCGCGATGTCATCCGGCACCTCAACGCCCGATTTCGCCAGTGCGAGCAGGGCGCGGAATGCCCACTTTTCGGCTTGCGAGGGGGGCATTTCGGCGATCGTAAACATCTTGCCCTTGTCGCGGCCTTCGGCCTCAATGACGATCGTGTGAGATTTGCGGGCCATTACGTCGGCACTCCGATCGTGAGTTTCCAGTGCACTTCAAACTTCCGCGGTTGCAGGGTTTTCTTGGCTGCAGCGAGCGGAGTGTAATTCTTCAGAACCCCGGTCGTGAGCGTGTACACCCTACTGACCGATGGCTGATTGATTACGCCAAACGCAAAGAACGGTGTCTGCGCAGCTTCCTCCGCTGCATACCACGAATCGAAGAAGGTATTGCTCGGGCTATCCGCCTGGAGCGTGACAGACATCACCTTGACCTGTGGAATCCAGCCAGCAGACAGATTGCCATCGGCGCCCATGACGACTTCCTTGGTGTCGACGGCGGCAATATCGTACATGTCGTCAGCCGAGAATCCGGCCAATTGCTGAGGTACTGTGAATAGTCCGGTGACCCCAAGCATAAGGACACTGTTCGCGGAGGTTATGTCTGCCATTTTAGGCTCCAGAAATGAAAAAGCCTCCGCAAGGGAGGCTTTGTTGAATTCGGCTACTGTTGCTTATGGCATATCCGGCCAGTGCCGGTTGCCCTTGCTTTGGTTCTCTGAACCCGGAATCACACGAAGATTTGCCGCCCAGTGCAGTCCGCACACCAACCGGGACTGGAGGGGCACGATATGGTCGACGTGATGTTCAATGCCAGTCTCTTTGCTGATCCTGGCGGCTTCTTTGTATATCGCCTCAATTGCATCAAAATCTGCCCAGCGTGGCGTCGCCCTAAGTTTAGATGCGTATCGACGCATCCAGAGTGCGGCGACCTTCTCGGGGTTCTCTCTTCTATACCTAAAGTTCTTGAACGCCACTTTGTCCGTATTGGACCAGTAATACTTGCGATGGTATTCAAGGCGAGATTCCTTGTTGCTACGCTCCCAATTCTTTGAATATTGCAGCCGGATATCGCGATTCTTTAGGTAAAACTTACGATAGTTCTCGCGGGCGCGCTCTACGTTTGCATCGCGCCATACCTTGGCGCGAGCGCGCTGGCCATCAATGTCGCTCGCATAGTACGCAGAGTTATATTCACGAATCTTTTCTGAATTGCGAGCGCGGTATGCTGCGCGGCAATCCTTGCAACTTGGGTGAAGACCGTCCTTGCTGGCTTTTCTGACGGTGAATTGATCATGCGATTTCTCGGCGCCGCACTTGGTGCAGGTTTTCAGATCCATCGTTTGCCCCTAAGCAAACCCTAGTGAGTGGTGCGGGAAACCAGCTAGGGAACTGGCTTGTCGGATGCCTCCTATCCCGCACAATTACATTCTAACTCAAATACTCACTGCACTTCGACGCTGCTAACGTTGATGGATTGAATCGATCCGCCCTGGACGTACCAGAACGTAATCGGCGGCGATGTGCGGTTGCCGCGCGTCTGCGCAGAAGCGGTTTGAATTTGCAGATACCAACCCTGGCTTTGCAGCGTGCTTGCGATGGCAGTTCCAGCGGCGTTATTCACTTCGGCGATCTGAGCCGCAGACAACGCGACGTTCTGATCAATCAAACCGAAGTTCAGCGCTGCATTAATCGGGTCTTGCATCGCTGCGCTGACAAGCGCATAGCCGGCGGGGTTGTACGGAATCGACTTGACGTTGGTCAACAACTCCATCAAGGCGAGCTGGAATTGACTATTGAGCCAAATCTGCCCTACGTACGCGTCGACCCACTTGAACGGGCCCGAGATCGAGCCGGGATAGAAGAACGTGAAAGCCTGGTTGGCCGTTGCATAGGCCCCGTACCAGTTGTAGCCATTAGCCTGAAGATTCGCCGACACCGTCTGGTTCGTCACGCTAGGCAACAGACCGGATTGCGACTTGAACGCGAGAGTGGAATCGCCATTCGTTTCGGTGAAGTCGATCGACGCGACGGCACCCGATGCGAACGCGGCAAGACCGTACGGAATGCTCGGCACGTAAATCGGCGTCGTGCCGGAGAGGCTTGCCGCGATGATCTTCTGACCCAGTGACGAAGCTGCGTCCGTCGATTCAGTCGGCGTGATATCGGTGTCTTCGACGAAGTACGCGAACTGATCGTTCGTCGAGCCGGCCCATTGTGCAAATTCGTACTTCAGCGTGTTGCCCGAGCCGCCATCCGGATCGAAGTCCGAGAAGAACGTCGCCCAGTTCGTCGTCTGCGCCACGATGCCGGCCATGTAGGCAGCAGGAGCGGCAGCAATAGCGGCGCCTTGCGACAGGATCGCGCCGGTCTGCTGCGTCAGCATGAGGCCAGCGGCGAGCGTGCCCGTGGCGTACTGGATAGTTTCAGTCGCGCCCGTCGCGGTGCTGGTGAACACGAACGCACCAGAAACGCTGTCATACGTGACGGCGAACGGAGGCGACGTGAATCCAGCCTGAATGATCGTGGCCGCGCTAGAAAAGCTTGTTGCCGCCGACAGGCTGATCGTGGACGACGTTTCCGGCACACCGGCAAAGTTGATCGTGAGTGTGCCGGTCAGGGCCTGAAGCTGGGTCAGCGTCAAGCCCGAGATGTTGCCGCCACGGAGGTAGCCTGGAACGGCTGCCAGGTTGTATTGCGCGAATAGCATCGCAGCCGGCAGAACGTTCGAGCCCGTGAAGCCAGCGAAATAGATCGCGGCCTGCGCGGCTTGAAC